ACTAAAAATTTATAGTCAGGCATAAATCTTCTCATAGACATAAATAATTCTCCGTCGTCTATATCAAAATCCCCTGATCTAATAAATGCTGCAATCGCTGTTGTGCCTGAACTGTTTACTTGGTCTGTTCCTACTTCATGAGCGTAATATATTGATGCTCCATATTTATTGGTAACACCATTAATTAAATGAGTTACTGGAGTAGTTGTAACATTGTATTCAGTAGCGTAAGGCACATTAAAGACTCCTTGATCTTGATAGGTAGATCGAGCTAATGAACTAGTAGTCCAACAGTTTTCTTGATAGTTATAGGTTACACATCGATCTATTTGTTCAGATCCTGCTTTAGGATAAAACCAGTTAACTTCAGTATATAAAGAATTAGGGGCAGAATAAACTGTAGCCGCTGAATTATAATTAATTCCCAAATCTCCATTTCGTGTTGTAAATACAAAATCTTCTACAAGACAAGGTAAAGCTTTTACAGTACCATCGTACATAAAAAATCCACCTTCACCGGACATCCAATAAACAGCACCATTAACATAGGTAGCTGCGTGTTGTGCAATACATCCACAATGAGTTCCTACTTGTCTTACTGAAAAAGTAAATGGAGGTCCGACAAATTGAATTACGTAAGCTGCTGAATCGGTCAATACAAAAACATAATCTTTACCTTGAATAGCAGAAACAATTTTATTTCCTGTGTCTAACCTAAATGTTCCAGCGGTGTTTGTTGCTTTTGGAGTATAAGTATTTAAATCTTCTTGATTAGAAAATCTTACAAACATAGGGTCTTGAGTCGCGGTGTTTCCAATAGTTGTTTCAGTTCCAAAATGAAATAAATGTCTGTCTCTATCCGAAACCAATGTAAACCTGCTGGCAGTTGGATTATTGGAAGTAGAAAATGCTGATGTAGAGGTTGAAGCTCTTATTGATCTAGGATTAGTGGCTCCTGCGTCCCATGTAAAAGTTTTACCATTATGAATAGTAGCAACTAATACTTCTCCAAAATTATCTAAAGACCAATTACCTGGATCTAATATTACATTACTAACTGTTCGTGCTGTTCCCCATGTAGAATCACCCCATAGATATGTTCCCCAACCATAACCAGCTGTTTGAAAAGTTGGTCCTACTGTAACGTAAGGTTTAACAGTTGCCTGTCCTGTTGCCGATCCGCCAGGATTTACTGCTACGGTAGGGGCTGTGATTTTAAAAGTATGAGTTGTTACGTCTCTTACTTCAAAAGCATTATCGGTAAATGTTGAGGATGTGGTAAATCCATTAGGAGTAACTGACATAGTATCAAAGACAATATATCGTCCATTAGATAATCCATGTGATGTTAAATTAACTGTACAATCAGCAGACCCTTGAACTGTATCAAAGGTAGCTGTTCCTGATAGTTGTGCCTCTAAAGGAGTAATGTCATAAAAAGCTTCGTCATAATACAAAAACAAACCTTGAGAAGTTCCGATAGCCGTATATCTTTCTCCTTGAAGACTAGTAAAAGCCAATTGAGCTCTAGCTGGTCCAGGTAAAGTTTCTTCAGCCACGGTTAGTTGTTCCCAACCCCCTATTTTTTCTGGGGCTGTATATCTAAAACGAACAAAATCTCCATCTACCCATTGACCTGGAAGGGCTGAAGGTACACTTTGTTTATTAAAACCTGCTGCAAATTTGACTTTTTTAAGTGCCATAAATCTATAATATATGGTTTTTAATTTTTTGGTAGTATTATATTCCACTCCAAAGCAGAGATCAACTCCTCTAAATGAACGACTTTTGAACAATTATCTTTCAGATACTGATGTAGTTCTTCTGTATCTACGATAATAAATTGATTTTTTACATCATAAACTATTTTATCTGCTTTAGTTTTAAACGATCCACCTTTTGCATAATTCTTTAACGGACGTAAATCAAACTTTAATAATTGATTATTTAATACACCCTCTATATCCCACAGTTCTTTTTTCTGTTGATTAGAAGAAGCTAGTCGAACATTAGATAATAAGTCTTTAAAAGACTGCATAAGAGTCAGTGCCTTTAACACCAAAGGATCCTTTTGGTAAAACATTAAAGGCCAAAGAATACCTTGTTACACCTTTTAAATCTAAAGAAGGGATTCGATGATATAGATGGCTTGGAAATAATAATAAAGTATTTTTATGGGTTGATATATTAATACTTTTTGAATTATATTGATTCCATTCTCTAGGAGCTCCTAAAAAATAACCCATATCTTTATTATCAAAAGATATTTTATTATTATCTTGAGGATAAAAAACACCACTTAACCAAGAATTTGAATGACAATGAACTTCGGATTCCTCAAAAGAATCAGCTTTAGTTGCCCAAGAAGTAGTTAATCTATAATTACAGTCATACATATAAACATTTTTAATGAGATCTTTTAAAGCCATGTTAACTAATTTTTTTAATTCTTTTAATTCTTTAGGGTATTTTTCAAATAAATTATTATCTAAGCTCATTTGTGTACGATTTGTACTCCCTTGTAACTTTTTGTATTTAAGTTTTCTAAAAAAATTTAAATGATCTTTTTCTAAATTTAATTGAGTTTGAAATATTGAACCACTTATTACATTAAGTGCAAAAAAATTTTTCATATTGTTTGTTTAAGTTTAAATTTCAGTTCTCCTATTTTTTTACAAAAATTATCTAATAACCCTGACTGTACTTCAAGTTGAAAATTTAAATTTTCTATGTGTTTTTTTAAATGACCATTCATTTGTTTTTCAGAGGTTAATACAACATTTATACTTGTAATCTGCTCTTCTAGGTTTGCTATTTTTTCTTTATCTGTCATTGTTTATCTCCTTCCTTTAAAAAATGCGGGTAAGCCTAGCATGGGTCTACCATCGTATTTTAAATTATTGTTATCTTCTTCTACATAATGTAAAAATACTTGTGTACAATAAACCCCATCAAATCTTTCTCTCCAATGTTCATACTTACACCCTTCATACACTAGCATATCCCCTTGTTTTAATATTACCTGAGTGTTATTAATAAAGATAGGCCAAGGATCTCCACCTAAATTTAAAGTAGTAGAATATTCACATTCAGGTCTATCTTTATGTTTATCTAAGACAGCTCCTCTTTCATATACCCTACAATAAGAATAAGCTTCTACTAGTTTTTTACCTATTACCTTTTCCATTGTGGGCCTAAGTCTAGTTAATAATACTTCATTATTAATGTCTGAATAAATTGAAAAACAACCTGGAGCTTGCTTGTCGTTAAAAGTTCCGTTTATCTCATCAAATGGCGACTGATATCTACTATTAAATAACATGTCGGTTACTTTTCTTTTTTGTAAAAAGTAATCCGATATATGTTTACATATATCTTTAGGCAAAGCTTTCTTAACTATTTCATAACCTTTAAATTTAGACATCAAACTTTCTCTTTAATAACATATCTTTTAATGTAGAAAATCTATAATGTAAACCATTTATTAATCTATTGTCAAAAGGCTTTTTAATAAACCTAAGTTTTATTTTAGAATCAACCTCAGATGAAATTAATATTAATGGGGTTCCTTGTGGAATAGATAAGATTTCAACATTTGTTTCTATAGGTATAAAAAAATTTAAATCTAATGGATTCTTACAATTTAATACTCCAGGCACAGTCTCAAAGTTATTTAAACTCCACCATGGATTATTTAAATGAACTGGATATTTATATTGTACGTTAATACCAAAACTAAATTTAAGCAACGCTTTATACTTTTTGTTATCGTTATGTTTAAAAAATTGTTGGTGGGGAACATCACTAACGGTGTTATCACCTAAACCACCATGACCTACATGAGCTTGCCACGAACCATCTTTTTCAAAATTAACTTGAATATCAAAAGGACTAGTAAATAAAACTGAACGTGTGTATAAATTTAATAAACCACTACAGGTTTTAACTGTCCTAGTATTTGGGTTTTTTTCATCAAACTGTTTAGGCATCTTTTTTAAATAATCAGGTATGTTCTTAGGGTAAGTTAAGAAATAATTTTTTAAAACTTCTAAAGGAATGTTATTACTTCTTATTTCCATTTTGGTCCCCTATGCCATATAACTAAACTGTATCTTGTTCCTTTAGTGACAGGGTTTACTCTATGAATAACAAAACTTGGAAATACTACTATAGAACCTCTAGGCGATACCTCTTTACATATAAGTGAGTGTCTTTTATCAGGAGTGTCTTCTACTATAAATTCTAATTCCCCTCCTTCATAGTCTTTAGGGTCAGACAATGATACGGTTAAAGATACTTTTCTTACTCTGTTTTGTGCGTCATCTCTAGGGTGATAATCTGGATGCCAACCATAGAACTGATTTTCTTTGTAAATGGTAAACTGAAAATTTTCTACCTCATTAATATCATATAACCAACCTGCTTCTTCGTTAGCTTTTATAACGTGAGGCCGTATCCATCTATAAATCCATTCTCCATTTATCCAAGCAATATTAGAATTTCTAAGATTCTTTTGTAAATTAATTAATTCATCTTTAGGTCTTTCATCTGCAGTTTTTTCTCCTACTGATCCAGTAATTATTTGGTTTGAAAGACCGTAGTTAATAATATCCTG